ATCATCAGGTGACTGATATGATGACATGACCAATCAACCCTAACTCTAGTTGTTCTAAAAATATAAAATGAAAATAAAGAAAATAAAAGAAAAGAAAGAAGAAAAATAAAAATGAAGTCCATCTTCAGCGATCTTGACATTACTCCCCTCTTAAGGTTTCTCCTCTGGAGAAACTATCTTCCATCTTCTCCAATTCCTTTCCAACTTTTTCAAATATTTCTCTTTGAATTTTTCGTCATCCTACCTATACAATATTTTTGCCGTAAACTTTCCTGGTAACTCTCCCCTCCTAAAGTCTCTTTTCTCTGCTATATCTATTTTTTCTTGCTTCCTAACCTCCGCACTCATCTTCCCTTTGAGTTCCTTCAAAGCTTCTTCTGTATTTTTCAAATTTTCTTCCCTTTCCCATGTGTTTCCCACTTTCGTGAACCCTTTCCATCACACTAAATATTTTTCTACTCCCCTTATCTTTTTCTTATTCAAGATTTTTTCTACCTCCCATTCTTTGACTCCTTCTACTTCTATCGGTTTTCCTTCTTCCTTCTTTTGCCTCTTTACTTATTCCTTGTACTGTACTATCCGACTTACGTTTACTACCAGATGGATTCTCATCAAACTTGGTAATCTCAATTTTACCATATTTGATGATACTACTTCTTCTATGGTATACAGTCTCACATACCTCTCTATCAACTTTTTTGTTGGTCTTTCTTTGAATACTAAATCTTTAGTACTCAACAACACCTGATCTTCCTTTTCCCATTTTCCAGTTTCTTTCCTACTCCTATCTGCATATCTTTTCATCTCCTCCTGAGTTTTCTTTAGTGCCGCCTCCGCTTCCTCATGAACTTTCTTCATCCTCTCCACAAACTCTGTCACACTCTCTACTTTTCCTTTTCTTCTAATATCTTCTCCCATCCTCAATTTTTTTCCATAATTTGCCATAAAAGGTGAAACTTTTGTTGCTGTATGAACCTTGTTGTTCACTGCAAGTTCTGCCACTGCCAACCACTCTGGCCAATCTTTCTGTCTATGTTCAATAAAGAATTGGAGGTACTGCTCCAATTCCTGATTCATCCTCTCCATTTGCCCATCTGTTTGAGGATGGAACGTGGTTGACAGCTTCGTTTTGATCCCCAACATTCTATTTAACTCCCTGGTCAACTCCGCCACAAACTGTGGCCCCCTATCCAATACTACACTCCCTGGCAACCCATGTAATTTCTATACATTGTCCCGGAACAACCTTGCTAATCCCTCTACTGATGTTCCTTCTGTTGTAGCTACAAAGTGTGTCATCTTTGATAGCCAGTCGCACACCATTAATATTGCATCCTTCCCTGCTACTACCGGTAACTTGGTAATAAAGTCTACTGTCAGATACGCCCAGGGTTTTTTAGCACCTTGCTTAATTTCAACTTTTCTGCTGGTTCCTCTGTCCTATTCTTCATTCTCTGACATAAATCACATCCTTCCACATACTTTCCCACCTCTCTTGTCACCCCAGGCTACCAATAATTCCTCGTCACCAGTTCCATTATCTTCCATCTTCCACCATGTCTATCTGCCAGTACATCATAGTGTAACTGGATTACTTCCACTCTCAACTCCTCATCTTTCAGCACATATACTTTCCCTTCCTTTAGCACTAAGTCTCCTTCAATTTGCCACTCGTTCCCTCATAACTCTTTTACTCCTGCCCTTTTCATCTCTTTTACTACTCTAACTATTTCTTTGTCCTTACTCCTTGTCTTTTTTATTTTTTCTAACAAATCTACCTCAGATCATTCTACTACTACTTTATACATACTATGAATCCAATTGTCTTTTATAAATATTTGATTTTCGTTGTCTCAGTCTACCCCTATCTTCCAATCCAATCTCCTACTAAGTCTATCCGCTTTCCCCATCTTGGTTCCTGCCACATGCTTTAAGGTAAAATCAAATCAAGACAGGTATAATGCCCATCTGGCTTGTCTTCTATTCAATTTTTGTGCCTTTATAAAGTATTCTAAATTCTTATAATCTGTCCAGATCTCAAATTTAAACTGTGCTTCTTTTAGTAAATGCTTCCATACTTCTAATCCTCTAACGATTGCTAACATTTCTTTGTCATGAATTTCATAATTTCTTTCTGTTTCATTCAATGATTTAGAAAGAAAGACCACCGGTCTCCACAACCCATCCTTGCACTCCATCAATAATACTCCTCCCATCGTATAATCCAATGCATCCATCTTCATTCTCATTTTCTTATCTATATTTGGAGCTGCCAATACTGGTTCCTTTGTAAACCATTCTTTCAGCTCCTTGAATGCCTTCTCCTGTCTTTCTGTCCAATCCCACCTTTTATCTTTTTTCACCATGTCGTGTAATGGCCTTGCCACTGCTGCAAACCCTTCTATAAACCGACAGTAGTAATTTGCCAGCCCCAGAAATTTCTGCACATCTTTGATACACTTTGGTGTTGGCCATTCCAAAATACCTTTCACCTTCTCTTCCTCCATTTTTATCCCTTCAGGTCCTATTACTACTCCCAAAAATCCCACCTCTCTGACTTTCCACTTACACTTCTCCAGCTTTACATACAAATCATTTTCTTCCAATCTCTTAATTATTTCCACTACCAACTCATCATGCCTTTCCTTCATCTCTGTTCCTACTATAACATTGTCAATGAAAACCACTACTTTACCAGTGTTAATCAGATCTCTTAATAGTTCATTCATCATTGCCTGGAAGGTTGCTAGCGAATTAGTCAATCTGAAAAACATAACTGTGGGTTCGAACAACCCTTCCAGTATCATAAACACAGCTTTCCACTCATCTCCCTCCTTAATCCTCATATTGTTATACCCCCACCTTAAATCCATCTTCGTAAATATTTTTTTTGTCCCAATGTTTTCCAAGACATTGGATATCAAAGGAAGCAGATAATTGTTTTTGATCATCCACTTGTTGAGATACCTGTAATCTTGCACCATCCGTTTCTTTCCGTCTTTCTTCTCTACAAAGAATACCAGTGCCATTTGTGGTGACTTCGATGGCTGGATATATCCTTTTCTCAATTGTTCTTTCACAAATTCCCTTACCTCCTCTCTCTCCTCTCTCGATAGTGGGTATACCTTTCCTTTTCGTGGTACAAACCCTTCCCTCATCTCTATCACATGATCCCACAACTTCCTTGTTGGCATCCTTTCTGATTGCTTCTTCCCAAACACCTTTATCCATCTATGGAACTTCTTTGGTATCCACTTCTTTGCTTCTGCTTCTGACTTTGCCGCTTCTTCCTCCTTATCCCATATCTCCCATTCTTCTACCACTTTCTTTACTTCTATCGTCTTCCTCTTTTCCTGTTTCTTCTTCTTGTCCTTTTTTTCTCTCTTCTTCCCGGCTTCTTTCTTTGCTTCCTCTTCTTTCTGCTTTTCCCATCCCAATTTTCTCTGCACTGGTCTCCACTGCTTTCCACACTCCTCTGGACACCTCATTATTTTTACCTCCCCGGTCCTCCAGTCAATCTCAGGATTGTGGTGAGCTAATCACAGCATTCTCAAGATTACTGTCCACTTTTGTCCTCCAATAACATCTATCTCTGTCCTCTCCCTATGTCTCTGATAATAAATGTTTACTTCCACCATATTTTCTATAGGTCCTTTCTTGTTGAACAACCCATCCACATTTCTCACATTTATTGGCTTCTCTAATTTCTTCAACTTAAATCCTTGTTCCTTTACAAACTCTGAGCTCATGACTAGCCTAGTTGCCCCACTATCCAATAGTGCCTCTACTGTTACTCCCTCCTGAGTATCTATCCTTTCTAGTCCAATCTTCACTGTTACTTCCCTCAAGGTTTTTCCTTCTAACTTCCTTACTTCCTCTTCTTTCTTAATTCCCTCTGAATCTGATGTACCAGCATTTATTTGTGTAGCTAATACATTAAATTTGTTATAAGAACCTAGTCAAGGGACTCTAGATTCTCCACTCCTTTTAAATTGTTTGAATGTTCAAAATTTCCCTCAATTCCTCCTCTTCTATATTCCAACCTTCTTCCCTCAGCCACTGTGCCTCCCCGATTCCTGCAATGATGGGCCATGTGCCCAAAACCTCCACAAGCATAACAATTCCTTCCTCTGTCCACCTCCATTGCATAGGGGTCCCTTTTTGGAGAAGCCCCTACCCCTTGTCCTACATCTCTAACCACTACCGTATTCATCCTCTCAACTCCCTCCATTGGAGCAGGCCCTGTTGTTGCCTACTGAGGGGGCATTTGCCTCCTCTGCTACACAAATGGTCATGGCAATACCTATCGTTGCTCCTGCTTAGGAGCCCTTCCTCCTGTTTCCTTCTTCCCTCTCAGCCTCTCTTCTTCTCTCCTACTCTCCCTCCAGTTTCTATCAAGGGCCATTGCCCTTCTATACCATTGTTCTATGGAGGCCAGTAGGTTTTCTGCCTCTATCAACTTCCTCCTAATCCCCCCATTCATTCCTCATTTGAACTCCTCCACTAATGGCCTCCCTTTATACCTACTTTTTCTTGCTGTCCTCTTAAACTCCTGCACGAATTCCTCTATTGTTCTTCCTCCTTGTTCCAACCATCTCAACTCTGCTGCTTTTACCGACTCCTCTTCTTCTCCACAGAATTCTCTTTTTAAACTATTCAAAAATTCTTCCACTAATTCATACTCTATCTCCCCTGATTCCAGTTCCTCCATGATATTTTCTTTCCATACGTCCACTGACCCTCCCTGTATATATGACAGTATCCACTGTACCTGTCCCTCCACTGGTTCTCCCCTTAATCTCATTCTAATATACAGCTTGCATGCTGTAATAAAGCCCCTCACTTTTGCCGATGTTCCATCAAGAATTTGAGGTTTCACTACCTCAGCTCCTCCTCCTCTTCCTTCCTCTCTTCCTACTTGTCTACCTGCTCTACCTGCTCCTCTTGCCAGCAAGGCCTGTATTTGCACCTGCATGGCAGCCAATTGCTTCTGCTGCTGTCAAATGATTTTATGTAAATTGATTTGACTCATGTTGTTATAGGAGGGAGGTGAGTCAATTGGTGATGGTGATGATGATAGTGGTGGTGGTGGTGGTGGTGGTAAAGAAGTGTATAATGGGAGTGCAGAACCTGTGCTGGTCTCGCTCTCTGATTCATACTCTGAAAACGACAGTATCTTGGTATGTGATAGCAGGCCCTCTTCAAGTTCTGCCTACCCAGTTACTGACTACTTTGTCTACTGACTACTGCCTTAATGAAAATGTATGTGATTTTGTCCTAAGAAGGACATTCTACTCTAGTCAGCTATTTTAAGAACAAACTGACATTCCTCTGCATAGACACACCACAAGTGGATGTGTAGCACAAGGCTGATATAGGAAAAGATATGTAACATGTCTACAAAAGGTGATATGTTCACAATACACTAGTGGGCTTTAGTGCAAATAAACGGCCAAGCTTCTCCTGCCTGGCTAGTATACCTCTTATGCTTAGGGTCCGGTAATGTTTTCTTGACTAAAGGTCTGTGTTGACCTTTGGTTGAGGATGAGTAAAGAGTAAGTTTGGTGAAGGGCTTGTGTTAAGTGGTTCAGGACTTGAGGATCAAGTTCTAATGTTATAAACTAAAACTCTTAGAGTGGAGTAGTAGAACAACTCTTGTATTGAGTAATACAAGAGAACTCTTCTACAAACTAGTCTTCCTTATATAGTCCTACAGATGGTCCGTGCTAACTACTGTGCACCCTACCCTAAACAATCATGTGTAGTTCATGAGGTCAACATGTGGTGTCCATGTTATATGATGTTATTTGTTCTCGAATCTTCTACTAAATTCTTCCAAGTTTTGTGATCTGTCTTGTGACTACATCATCAGGTGACTGATATGATGACATGACCAATCAACCCTAACTCTAGTTGTTCTAAAAATATAAAATGAAAATAAAGAAAATAAAAGAAAAGAAAGAAGAAAAATAAAAATGAAGTCCATC